CAGTTTAACGAGCTGCATAATCTTGTCACTAAGGAGTTCCTTGCCCGTATTAAATCGGGCGAGGCTTCTACTGCAGATCTAAAAGCAGCTTGTGACTGGCTCAAGACAAATGACATCAGTGGTGTCGCCCTGGAAGGCAATCCACTGTCCAAACTAGCGGCAGTTATGCCCCAGGTAGACCCCGAGCTTGTACAACGGAGGATGAATGGCTCGCACGTCTAAATACAAGGGCGCAAAGTACGCCAACGGTAACTATAAGTCGTATCAAAAACAGTACGACGGTTCAAAACTACAGATTCGGAAACGATCTGAACTTAACAAAGAAAATCGGAGACGCGGAACTTATGGTAACGGCGATGGTAAAGATGTATCACACAAACGGAATGGTAAAACATTCCTTGAAAAAGCATCTAAAAACCGAGCACGTAAAGGCCGCGCATGACTCCCCTTCTTCCTACTCCTGACGACTATCTTTTTAACTTAATAGTTATGACCTCTCCAGAAGCCAAGCGCCTGTGGAGGCGCTCTATTAAGGAACATTTTGACCATACATGTATTTATTGCGGAAAAACTTATGACCTTAGTCAGTTATCTATCGATCATGTTCATCCTAGGTCTCGTGGGGGTCAGGATGTCGCAACGAATGTTGTATGCGCCTGTACCCGTTGTAATCAGGAGAAAGGAAGTGCCAACGTCCTTGAATGGATGAGGGAAAAATTTGGAGTCAATAGGCTCCGTGAAAAAGTTTTATTGGAGCACATTGCTTAATGGATAAAGAACTAGCTGCCTTAGAAGATTGGGCTGTCGAACAAATCATTGAATGGAAAGAAGAGCTTGAACGCAAACAAAAATCTACAGGCAAAGCACCTTCTGATTTAAAAAGAGCTTTACGTTTTGGAAATGAGCTAGTTTTTAATCCAGAAGCATATGGTGATATGCTAGAAAAAGCTAGATCGAAAGGTGCGTCTGCAAAAGAAATTATTCAAGAAATTAGAAAAGTTGAAACTAGACTTTTAGATAGTAAAAAGGTTCTTTTAAGTGATTGGGTTCACCATCGCACCGCCCAACGTACTGGTGGTAACACTTTTCTTTATATGAAAGGTGATGCCCGTAGAGCAGCTAGAGATATTTTACGTGGCGAAGGTTTGTTTCTTGGCAACGTAGATGAAAATTTAGTTAGTCTGCCTGGTGTTTTACATACTAAAAAAACACAAGGTCTTGAAAAAGAGTGGTACGATTCACTTAGTTTTGATCAGCAAAAAGGTTTGTATTTGCCAAAAGAAGAAGGAGGTGCTGGTTTACGTCTTGCACACGAAACCGGCGCAACTTCTGGTCTTATTTCTGGCACTGCACAAAGCCCTGGTGAGCTAACACCTGAAGAAGGTGCTGGGTTTATGAGAAAATCCATTACCCAACAACAGGCAGAAACCGCAAGAGCTGAAAAATTAAGAGAAACAACTGGTTTTGAACAAGCTGTACGTGAACAAGCAGACGATCCTTCTATTTATACACCTGAGGGACCGACTAAAGTTATTCTTACACGTGAAACAGCTCCTAAAGTTTTTGCTAAATTTGAAGGCGGTACATTACGGTTGTCTTTTGGTTTAGATGAAACTGTTGATGCTATTAAACGTAATCCGTTAGGAGCTGCTATGGGCGCTGCAACAGCAGTTCAACCTGAAGCAGTTACAGCAGCATTGCAAGGTGATTATACAGAAGCAGTTAAACAGACTGCTGTTGGTGCTGGTGTTGGTGCCGCAGTACAAGAGACTGTAAAACGCGCAGCACCTGCTGTTATGCGCTTTGTACCTAAAGCAGGTGCAATGGTGCTTGGTACTGCTGCTCGTGCGTTAACCGGACCAGTTGGTGCGGCATACACAGGACTAGAGCTGATTGATGCAGCAACTAAAGGTATTACCGGTAAAGGTGTATTTGAACCTTCAGGTAGACCTGTAACCGAAGAAGACCTTGACTTTGCTACCTTATAATTTATGGATACACTAGACCTTTTACAAGGTGACTTCAAGCTGTTCCTGCAGGCTCTGTGGGCGCAGCTTGATCTGCCCAACCCTACACGTGCACAATATGCAATCGCAGACTATCTTCAGCATGGACCTAAGCGTCTTCAAATACAAGCTTTCCGTGGAGTGGGAAAGAGCTGGATTACTGGAGCCTTTGTTCTGTGGACGCTTTTTAATAACCCTGAAAAAAAGATAATGATTATCTCCGCTTCTAAAGAGCGGGCTGATAACATGTCTATCTTCCTACAAAAACTTATCATTGAAACGCCATGGCTTTCTCATTTACGCCCCAAGTCCGACGATGCAAGGTGGTCGCGGATAAGCTTCGATGTGTCGTGCTCACCCCACCAAGCCCCAAGCGTAAAGTCGGTGGGCATCACTGGACAGCTCACCGGAAGCCGCGCCGATTTAATGATTCTAGACGACATTGAAGTTCCTGGTAACTCAATGACGGAGTTGATGAGGGAAAAGCTCCTACAGCTGTGTACAGAAGCCGAATCTATCCTTACTCCGAAAGATGACAGCCGCATTATGTACCTTGGTACTCCTCAAACAACTTTTACTATTTACCGTAAGCTTGCCGAACGTAATTATCGACCCTTCGTCTGGCCTGCCCGAGTACCAAGAAAGCTTAGTAATTACGAAGGACTTATTGCTCCGCAGTTGCAAGCCGACATCGATAACGGAGCCAAAGCTTGGGACGTAACAGATGATCGTTTTGAAGATGAAGACCTGATTGAACGTGAGGCGTCAATGGGTCGTAGCAACTTTATGTTGCAGTTCATGCTAGACACAAGTTTATCCGATGCTGACAAATTTCCACTTAAATGTGCGGACCTTATCGTTACCTCTGTTAACCCTAAGTCTGCTCCTGAGTCCATCATCTGGTGCTCAGACTCAAAAAACGTTATCAAGGACCTCCCCACTGTCGGACTACCTGGAGATTATTTCTACAGTCCAATGCAGCTCCAGGGGGAATGGGGTGCTTTCACTGAAACAATCTGCTCTGTTGACCCGTCGGGTCGTGGATCGGATGAGACGACAGCAGCTTATCTCTCCCAACGTAACGGTATCCTGTACTTGCACGAAATGCGTGCTTACCGAGACGGATACTCAGACAACACACTTCTGGACATTCTAAAAGGTTGTAAAAAGTATGAAGTATCTAAGCTTGTCATTGAAACTAACTTTGGCGACGGTATTGTTAGCGAGTTGTTCCGCAAACATCTCCAACAAACTAATCAAAGATGCGATGTTGAAGAAGTCAGAGCAACTGTTAGAAAAGAAGATCGAATCATCGATTCCCTTGAACCCGTCCTCAATCAACACCGACTCGTTATTGACAAATCCGTCATCGAGTGGGACTTCCGGTCTAACCCCGATGAAGCTCCTGAAAAGCGATTGATGTACATGTTGTTCTATCAGATGTCTCGTATGTGCCGTGAAAAAGGCGCAGTTAAACACGACGACAGAATTGACTGTCTAGCTCAAGGCGTTAAATACTTTACAGATGCAATGGGTATCTCTGCCCAGGAAGCTATCAAAGAACGTAAACGTATTGAGTGGAATCAGATGCTTGAGGAGTTTATTGACGACCCTCAATCCTCTGCAAATCACATGGTTTTGGGCATGAATTACGAACAACGACAACAATCTAAAGGTGGTGGTAGAAACTCAGTCCCTAACTGGGTTTAGAACGGTCCCACATGTATACAGGAGAAGGGAAGGGTGGACCCGACTTCTGCGAAGGAAGGAACTCGTGTCTAAACGACACTCCTTCCTTCTTATCTGATGATTCGTTTCCGTACTCATCTTATAAATACTACCACCAACTACGTTAACCACCTCTTACATGTATCATACAGTATCATTAGTACATACCACCCCAGATGCTGAGAAGCTTATAGCGTACATGGCTAGGGTATCTAACCCTGATAATCAGGATAACCCCGAGTCAGAACGTTTGATTAGGTACTTGATTAAACATAAACATTGGTCACCCTTTGAGATGGTGAATATGTGTGTGAAGATTGAGACAACCCGAAGTGTTGCTGCTCAAATCTTACGACATCGTAGCTTTAGTTTCCAAGAATTTAGTCAAAGGTACTCTCAAGTGGCGGAACCTGCCGCTGTCCCGCAGCTTAGACGCCAAGATACTAAGAATAGGCAGAATAGCATCGATGATCTAGACTTTTATACCGTAAAAGACTTTACAACCAAGATTAATAGCCTATATGAGCTTAGTGAGAGCCTGTATAAGGAGATGTTAGCAGCAGGTGTGGCAAAAGAGTGCGCTAGAGACGTTTTACCGCTCTCAACGCCCACTAAGATGTACATGAACGGTACTTTACGCTCTTGGCTGCACTATTGTGACCTTAGATGCGCTAACGGGACGCAATATGAGCATAAACTGATCGCTGATCAGGTAAAAGGTATTATTGAACAAGAGTTTCCTACTATTTACGCTGCTATGTTCTGCTAATGATTGTTTGGAGTGTCGTTTGGATGATCGTTATCCTGCTGATAGTGGTCTCCTACGTGATATACCTGGTCTTAAATTTTGACAAAAATTTCTGAAGCCTATATCTTATTGAGAATTGTTTGCAATACCCCCATAGGGGTCCAGTTTTTTTAGTGTCCGCTCGCTGCGCTCGCTTCCTTTGCGCTGTGCTATGCTGTGCAATCCTGCGCTAACCGGTGCGCTGGGGGAGCGAGCGCGTAGCGCGAGCGGCAGTCGCAGCTATTGCAAATGATTCTCAATAGGCGAAGCCATCTGTCTGCGCATATTAAAGTATCTTATCAATAATGATAAGCAGTATTAATCGTAGAACGCTTGACATGTGCGGTGATGCATGCCATACTATATGCATACCAACGGAGGAACACTGACTAAGCAAGTTAAACTAAAAGACACAACATTTATCATGGGTGATAAACCTATGCGTTCGCTGCTATGGTGTAATCAACAGAAACGCGCTAAGCGTAACAAACCAGCTAAACTCAACGGTGTGCTGGTGTCTGAGGTGCAACCATTCCACGAGCTGTGACAGCTGACAAGGTGCACACAACCGCTTGCAATCCCACCTCAAACCTGCCATACTAACAGCATGAACAAAACACAAACCATCCGCTTCAACTCCCAAGGTGTTTACGCTTCTGATTCTCGCCTTGCTTCTATTGCTGCTGAGTGCATCGCTGCCGAGCGTGCTGCTAGTGCTGCTCGCCGTGCTGCTCTTGCTGCCGGTGCTCAAGAAACCACCTGGTTAGTCAACTGGTAAACTGTCCACTACCTCTTGACTTCCGCCTCATTCTCTGCCATACTTAGTTCATGACTTACACAGCCGATCAACTCCGCTCCGCTCTGTATCAAGAGCACGTGTTCTTTGCTCATGACGACGACAGCCTCATGCATCCCGACGACTACATGCAGCAACTAGCTACCATGTCACACGCCGAGCTTGTCGCTGAGACTGACACCGACGACACCTACGGCTTGCAGCTTTTCATGCAAGACTGGCTGCCTGCCTGATCGTTACACTAAGCGCATACGTGCGTTTACTGTAGCTATCATTGCTACTCTATTCACTCTATTCTACATTCACATGTCTTTCGTTGTTCGTAACTCTTCCTGCTCCGATGGTGTCGCTGTCGATATCATCTCAGGTACTGCATCAGTTCTGTTCTCTAATGGTTCTGTGTATCGTTACACCAACGTGTCACGCCGTGCTATTGCTAACCTGCTGATTAATCCTAACATCTCTCTTGGTTTTTGGATTAACGCTAACCTGGTTGACAATAAGCGCGTAGCATATACACAAACCTACGACGCACTGCCTGCCGGTTGCTGATAGTTACCTTGAGGGCATTCGTGCCTTCAATGTAGCTTTCACAGCTACAATTATCCACCTTATTTCACATACACAATGTTCTTTGTTCCTGCAACTCGTAACCCTATCCAGTCTGCATCTATCGAGCAGCTTGAGGTTTCTCCTCTGCACAACCAAGCTCTGGTAACATACAAGAACGGCAATCAATAGCTCTACAGCAACATTGACGAAGACGCAATGTTTGACATCTTGTTCCACAATGTCCAGTCTTTTGGCAAGTGGGTTAACAAGTTCTGCAAAGCTGACGGTGTAGCTGTCTTTCCAATCGCTGCCTGATTCTTGTCACTCATCAAACAACACATCTACAACACTCGCATTATGCCTGAAACTCTCACTCGTTATCAAGAATTCCTTGCGGATCATCTTGGTATTGACAGTGTGACGCGAACAGATTTGTTCCGCAATGAACTCGAAGGTTACGGTGTCGATAGCATCGAGAACTTCGAAGATGCATACTATGGTTGTTATCCAGATGTGCAAACGTTTGTTGAAGACTTCGTGAACGAATGCTACTCTGACGTTGTTAACAACCTGCCAACATGGCTGCAGTACGCTATCGATTATGAGCTTGTTTGGCACCAGAGTTTGCGTCATGATTTCTTCGAAGTTGAGTTTGACGGTGAAGTCTACATCTTTAATCGTAACTTCTAAGTAACACATAGCGGCGCAATCGTCGCGTTCAGTAACAGATAGGCGGCATTATTGTCGCCTCTCTTTTGTGCCCACATTCATCACATTCACGCATCCCAAGGACGCAGCTATGATCTGGAACGAATCAACTATTATCCTTGCCGTCGTCGGTATGGTAGGATTGTTTGCGTCTGCTATCACCTGGCAGCGTGCTAACCGAATCACTTCTAAATACTATGGCAAACGTAACACCACCCAAGGATGACGATTGGTTCATCCGCAATGCAATCTACTGTTGGCTAAATTACTTTGATGAAGATCACCAGTGGCACTCAAAGTATTCTGAGTTAGCACAACGTGAATCCTATCTACCCAAACCACGCGCAGCTAAGCGTAGGAAGACAACTAATGCGACTACAAAAACCACAACTGAAGGAGTGGGAGTTTAAGACAACTGACGGTCAGGTGCGATACTTATTGGCACCCGATTTAGAGCACGCCGCATGGGCTGCTGCTGAATTGTCCGGTGGCACGCAGTTCCTTAAAGATGTAAAACTTTGCGATGAGTGGTAACTATTTCCCGAACAACTGGGAGGCATGGTCAGAAATGCCTGAAGACTTTCTAGCTACTCCCACATGGGAAGAGTTTGAAGATTGGAAGCTGCGCGGCTGGGAAATTCCCAGTTCTGTGTGTTGTATTATCCGCGCAACAAACACCAAAGGTAAAGTCAAAGAGTACGTTTACCAAAAAGCAAACAAAAAAAAAAAACGTATCCAACAACTTATTGCTGAAGAGGCAGAGTTTACTGTCTGCACTGAGGATGAGTTGCGCCACATTTCTCCCATTAAGTCTCATGAGTCTGATTAATCTTGAACAGTTCGAGCAACTTAGCGAGGCATATCCTGAACTCGCTGAGTGCTACGATCTAAACACATTCACCCAGCCCAAGGACGC